TATCAGCAAGATAATAAACCCCAAATATTCGGGTAGGTCGTTCCGCACTATCACTACCAGTAATGTAACCAGATGTGACCATATTTTTCGATTTTACATTTACTTTATCCATAATTCTCCTAGTTCTGCGAGCTCCCGAAGGAGCTCACAAAATTATTTATCTATTAACTCCACGCCGCAGCGCCTGTGTCAAAAGTAGGCCCATTAGCGAAATCATAAGCAAAATCCCAAGTGCCTTTTTCATAGCACGTGAAATAGATAAAACACCCATGAGTTAAACTATTAGTTGCTGCCGCCGCAGGTGTATACGTTAATATCGTTTCACTTGCTGCAGACGTATCTATAGTTGATGCTGCTCCAGTAGTTCTACTTTCCACTTTGGAACCAGTTCTGTAAACATCACTTCCTGCACATGTAAACGTGAGAGTGTTAGTCCCACCATTTGTGTCATCTGTTTGGTAATGTACTACTATAGTTCCTACTGTAGCTGATGGTAAAGTAACAGCTTGTGCTGCATCACCGTCAAAGTCATTAACTGTGATTGTGTTAGCCGCATAAGTTAATGTAGCTGATGTTGCAACAGTAGTAGCAGTCAGACTAGTAAGATCTGGTTTTAGTCCCAGAGTTCTTGCAGTATAAGCTCCTGTTGAAGTGTTTTTATTGACTTGTTGAAATCCTTTTTCGGATCTTACCGAGCCATTAAACGTTGTTGTTGCCATTTTATAATCCTCCTAGTTTGTGAATCTAGTCTCTAGGCCGTCGACTATACTCGTCTAGATTCATTAAATAATTGTATAGTAATTAATCTATAACGCAGATTTGCGTATAGTGCAAGGTATCCTTAGGTAAAAAATTGATTTTTGATAGCGCTTAAGTGGCTATCGAAACTTGGGGCTTGGCTTTTTGAGCTTGAGTTAGACGCATATCTTCTTCAAACTCCTCGGTAACAATTCGTTTAACAACTTCCTGAATTTTTTTGTCAATGGCAGCCATATTAATACTATATCTGCCCTGCTTCAGGTGTTCCTGTTGCCACTCGAGTTCCAAGGACCTCTTCATAGTGTATAGGTTTTGAGTCATTGTTAACCTCCTCATAGGTTATCCATTTCCTCCTAGATGAGTCGCTAAATCCATCTTTCTCCCAGTTTAACTCCTTTTGTCCTACTTTGTCAAGTATTGCTTTCTCTATAGCATCCCTGTCATCTTCACTATCTACTGTAAAATCAACATAATAGCCATAAGCTCGTATCTGTATTCTAAATTTTTTCATAATCACATCCATAAAAAAAGAGGGCGATTCGAAAACCGCCCTCTCTATATACATTAAATGTTACGTACCTTCAACACCATATATTCCCCTAGGGTCGGATACGCCGAAAACGTATCTTTCTCTAGCTTTATATCTAACATTTCCAGTAGAGAAATCACCTTCCATTTTAGTTTGGATTGCTAATCTCTCAAAATGTTTCATTCCGTTAGGAACGTCAGTAATAATGTACCAAGAATCACTATCTGTTAGATAGTGATTTACTCTATAACCTTGAGGAACCATCCCCATGTTTTTAAGTGCATTGATATCATTATCAGCTGTTCCAACTCTACCTTGAGATTTTAATAATCTCTCAGCATTAAATTGATTCGCTGAAGGAATTATTAACTTAGTTCCTCTAGCTGCAATTTTTAGACCTCTTTCATCAGTCAGTGCAGCAATGTCAATCAATGCTTGCTCTAACGATGTTTCGTTAAGGTCTGCCTGTGTACTTAGCGTGTTTGAGAAAGTACCAGCGATCGTTGGGTGTGATGTACTAAACAAAGCAACTGCATCACCTGAATCAAAATTGTCTACTCCTGGTAGACCTTGATTCAACGGTGTTACTGCTTTTATTTGTTTAGCGCTCGCCATTGATCTTGCTAGTGCTTTTGTATAACGAGACGCGAGTCTGTCATACAGATTATCTTCCATTGCTTCTTCAGTGATAGCAAAAGCGAGAGCAACTGTCTCGTTAGTGTATCTAGCAGTGAATGTTTCCTGAGCATTGTCAAACGCAACTGCTGAACCTTCCGGTTTAACATATGCATTAGCAAATCCAGATAACATTACTTCTTCTTCAAAAGCTCTGTCAGATGATTCTTGAGTATAGATTTCTCTATGCTCTTGGTCGTATTGTTTATACTCGAGACCGAACAAGGCGTTTAAACCTGGCTCAAGCTCTTTTACGAGTTGTTGTCGTGATATAGCCATAATTTATCCTCCTTAGTTCGCTCCTACGGTACCTACTCCATGTCCAAATAAATGCATGTTAACTAGCACACGCCAATTTACATTGCCGCCTGCATCAGTTACATCATTATTTTTTGGATCACGAGAAGTACCAATTATTAAAAGTTGAGCAGCGGCATCACTAGAAGCAGCAATTGTGCTGTCATCTAGTTCCGTATTGCTCACCCCATTTAAAGTACTACCACCGAAATTTACCATGTCTGCATTCGAAAATATATCCGCTAGTACTGACGCTCCATCATTGTCTGATTGAATTTCAAACATTTGATTAGGATTGTCATAAACAAAAGCTTCAATATCTTTAGATGAAGGTGGTGTTATGCTTCCAGGATAGTAGTTTTTAAACGTAGGTTTCAATGTAGTTGGGTCATCATAAAAACATCCCCAGAATGCGCCCAGATTAGGTACAGCACCGGCAGTAGCGATATCTACATATCCTGCTGCTGCGATAACTGGTGAACCCTGATAGATTACGCTAGCATCACCAGCGTCTATCGAATGTGAACTCATTCCTGTGGAGTCGTCTGCTTGACCAACTGACTTTAACGGTCTAAGACCGAAAGCGGCATCTTGATTTGCCATATTATCCTCCGTTTGCCCATATCCATGGGCGGTTTATATTAAAATTTCGCTGATACAGAACTGTTAAAAATTAACTTTTCTTACCACCGAAGGTTACACGTGAGCTCCTATCAACATTGATAGGCATGCTCGGGTGCTGATCCCTCAGAAGATCGGTTTTGACAGCTTCGTCTCTTTCCAATGCCTTATCAGCATAGAATTTCGAACGAGCCTGTGCGATCTCTTCCGGCACTCTGGCCAGCAACAGGCCACCAACTCCAATGACGCCTTTGAATTTGCCATCTTCAACCACCGGATAGCCTCCGTCCTTATATGCATCAGCTCTCACTAATTCATAACCGGCACGTAATCGACCTGAAACATTCTTGGTATCTTGAAAACCAAGACTTTCAGTTCTTATCCATCGGTGCCTGAAGCCATCTGGCGCAGGCGGGGCATCTAAAGATGATGGTTCTTTCCATTCAACAGGATGCTTTTCAGCTTCTCTAGTTGTGGAAGCGCGAGGGGTTTTGATTACTTCTTCTGCAGCTTTAGAAGCTACAGTTAGTTTCTCTTTTTTCATATGCTCTCCTTCACGATATCTAATTGTTTCGCATATTCCTCAAGTGGCACATTTAATTTTTTTGCTATTGCTACTTGTGAAGATGTGAGTTTCACAGTTCTGCGACCTGATTTGTACCCCGCTCGCTTAGCCGAAGCTACTTGTTGAACGGGTCTGGTCGTTTGTTCTGTATTACTATCAAACTTGTGGGGAAATTCAAGTTTTATTTTACGATCTAATTCCATGTAATAATCCTTGGATTTTGGATCGTAACCTTCCTCTTCCACGAGTTTTCTATGGATGTCAAAAGCCGTATAAGTCATGGCATTATCCTTACCAAACCACGAATTGTTCTCTGCCCATTCAACAGCCTGTGAATCAGGTGTTGGAGTAGGGCCGGCAGGAACAGTCATTCCTTCCCTGAACGTTGCGCGTTCTTTTTCAGCTTTTTGTGTTTCATCTCGAGTGTTTTTTAAATCAGCAAGTTTTGCTTCTTCATAACCCAATCGAGCAATTTCTTTTTGAGCAAGTACTTCAGCGGAAATGTCGCTCGCTTCTCTAGCCGCTTGCAACTTGGCTTGAGCTGCGGTTGTACTGGAAACAATTCGATCTTCCATTTCCTTAACATAACCACCATCTAATTTAGCCAAACGGGATTTTAGATCTCTTTGCTCGGTAAGAACGGATCTAGAATAAGTTAACGCAGCATCTTTTTGACGTTCTGCCTCACGCATACGTTTCGTCAATTTAGAAATACGTTTTTTTACTCCTTCTCCATATTCTTCCAGTTCTTTTTCTGGTTCTTTTTTTACTTCTTCTTTTACTTCTTCAACCTTGATTTCTTCTGGCTTCTCTTCCTTGACTTCTACTTCTTGCTCCTGTGCTTCTTTTATTGTTTCTTCAGGCAATGTTACTTCAACAGCAGGTCCACTGGTGTCGAGCTCAATCGTCTTCTTTTCTTTTACTTCTTCTTTTACTTCTTCAGATTTTTTCTTTTCTGGCATAGCTCCTCCTATGATTAATATTCATGCAAGATATCTTCTGGATTCTTGATGGTTGCTA